TGCTCACACGTTCTCTGCGGTCGGGGATGCTGGTGCCGAGACCGACGAGGCGGCGATGCTGAGCAAGCGCGCGGCGGAAATCCGAAAGAGCAATCCGGCTATCACGCCTGAGCAGGCTGTCGCCCTCGCTCTGGAAGAGAATCCGGACGCTTACATCGCTACCATCTAACCGGAGCCTACCATGGCCTACGAAGTAATTGGGTTTAAGACCGGTACGCTGGTAGCCGGTGCGGACCTCTCTGCCCTTCAGTACACCTTCGTCAAGCTGAACACGGCTGGCGCGGTCGTCGCCGCGTCGGCGTCTGGCGAAAAGGTGATCGGCGTCCTTCAGAACAAGCCCACCTCCGGTCAGGTGTGCGAGATCGTGCATCTTGGCCTCTGCCCTGTTAAGGCTGGCGCGGCCATTGCCTCGACTGGCACGATCATGACCAACGCCTCGGGTGCCGCTATCGCGTCTGCGACGACCGGCTCGACCATCGTTGGGTACGCCTGTGAAACGGCGGCTGCTGCGAACGAGATCATCACGGCGTTCGTCAACTGCGGCGTCGGCGTCGTCTAATACCCACGGAGACAGACTCAGATGACTTTCATCAACGTTCGTAAGGCGCGGCCGACTCCCGGCGATGTCCACGTAAATGCGCCGCTGACCAACGTGGCGGTTGCGTGGTGGCAGACGCAGACCAACTACATCGCCGACGCAATCTTCCCGATTGTGCCGGTCGCCAAGCAGTCGGACCTGTACTACAAGTGGTCCAAGGAAGAGCTGCTCCGTGACGAAGCGCAGCCTCGCGCTCCGGGCACCGAGTCGGCGGGTGGCCGCTTCGCCGTCCAGACGGACAGCTACTCGGCCAAGGTGGAAGCGTTCCACAAGGACATCGACGATCAGCTTCGCGAGAACGCGGACTCGGTGCTGTCCCTCGACGCTTCGGCTACGCGCTTCGTGGCGCAGAAGCTTCTGACCCGCCGCGAATCGACGTTCTTCAGCAAGTTCTTCACGACTGGTGTGTGGGCGACGGATGCGTCGCCGTCCACCAAGTGGGATCAGGCCAGCTCCACGCCGCGCAGCGATGTGGACGCGGGCAAGCTGAAGATTCAGGAAACGACCGGCTTTACGCCGAACGTGCTGGTGCTTGGTCCGTACGTCCTTCGGGCGCTTCGTGCCAACGCGGAAGTGCGCGACCAGTTCAAGTACACCAGTGCCGATTCCATCGACACGGCGATGCTGGCTCGCTTCTTCGGCGTGGATCGTGTCGTGGTCCCCACGGCCATCCAGACCACGACGAAGGAAGGGGCTGCGACGCAGACCACTAGCTTCTTCGCTGGCAAGCATGCACTGCTCCTGTACTCGGCCCCCGCGCCGTCGATCATGGAGCCGTCGGCTGGCTACATCTTCAACTGGAGCGGCAACACGGGTGCGCTCGCCGGTATGCGGATCAAGCGGTTCCGCATGGAGGCGCTGGCCTCGGATCGTATCGAGGGCGAGATGGCGTACGACTTCAAGGTCGTGGCCAACGAACTCGGCTACATGATGAACGCTGCGGTGTCCTAAGACACCCTGAGCATCATGGCTTGACAATCGTGCGTGGCCTCTGTGGATTGTCCACGGAGGCCATTTGCACTCAACCCCCCACTAGGCAACTACCATGGCGACCAGAACAGAACTGGTGTGCGTCCAGCAGTTCGCGGCAAACGGCAAGGACTACGGCGTTGGCGACGTCATCCCGAAGAAGGATGTCCAGACATGGCCGGACGAGTCGCTGCCGAACCGCCTCAACAACGGGTTCGTGAAGTACGATACGGTTGAGGTTCCGGACAAGGAGCCGAAGGCTCCGGTAGCCGAGTAACCACGCAGGACACGCAGGGGCATGTCCAAGGCTGGCGAGACGGTCTCCAAAACCGACTGCGGAAGGTTCAATTCCTTCACCCTGTGCTTTCTTCCACTGGAGTAGACTGTGGCACTGACGCTTGAGACCGGCACGGGTGTCGCCGACGCCAATAGCTACGTCGATACGACGTACGCCGACAGCTTCCACTCTGTCCGTGGCAACGCGGGGTGGACCGGCACGACGGCCGCAAAAGAGGCGGCGCTGGCCAAGGCGTTCGACTACCTCTGCAACGAGAAGCGGTATCGGTTTCGCGGGTCGCGGACGACCTCGGTGCAACGTGCGCCATTCCCCCGTACTGGCTGTCAGGAGCGCAATGGTCCGCTTTATACGACCGATCAGATTCCGTGGCGGGTCAAGGACGCTCAGTGTGTCTTGGCACTCGTTGCGCTCAGCGGTGCGCTGGAGTCGGCGCTTGATCGCGGCGGTAAGGTCGCGTCGGAGTCCGTAGGCCCCATTAGCACCTCGTACGCCGCCGATGCGCCGGTTGAGACGGTGTACACAGGGGTCGACGGCATCCTTGATCCGATTCTGACGACGACGGGGATTGACGACCTGACGGAGCTGTACCTGACGGCTCCGGACCTTGAGGACGAGTACACCACAGGGTTCTACAACAACACCGGCCGCTTGCTGTGAGCTACGACGCGCAGTTGGCGCTGGCCGTTCGGCTGCTGACCAAGAAGGGGACGACGGCGACGGTCACGCAGTCCGTCAATACGGTCATCAATGTCGGCACGGACACCGCGACGACGGTCACGCTCACCATGGGCGTAGTGGTCGTCATCCTTCCGGCGAGCGGCTCGCAGGCAGACTCGTACGAATCGCAGACCAAGATTCGGAACAGGTTTCGCACAATCTACTTCTCAACGCCCACGCTGACGTTTACGCCAAAGGCTGGCGACACGATCAATTGGGGCGACGGCAGCTACGCGCTGTCTGGCGTCTCGCCACTGGCTCCAGACGCGGGCCAGCCAATTTTGTTTACGGCCAGCGTGGAGGTCGCGTAATGCCGACCAACATTGAGCGGTTCACGGCTGACGTCGGAAAAATCCAGAAGCAAATCCCCATTACCGCGACACAGACTTATCAGGACTTGTGCCTTGATGTCATCGAAGCGGCAGTCGTCGGCAACCCACGCTATGGCTGTCCGGGGACACCAGTGGACACTGGCTTTGCGCGTGGATCGTGGGTCATTTCGCTCAAAAAGCCATCCAGCCGAGGTCCGCGCGATCCGAAGAAAAACACCACGGTGCCACTGGACACCGCGAAAGTTCTTCAAGCAACGCTCGACACGCCCGTGTACATGACCAGCTTTGCACCGTACATGAACCGGCTGGAATACGAAGGCTGGTCTAGCCAAGCGCCGCGCGGGTTTGTCCGGCTTGCTATTAAGGCCGCAAAGTATATGCTGCGCGACCGGCTCAAAACGAAGCGGAGAACGTAATGCCCGGAGTTCACTCCTATATCCGCGCAGCCATTCGCGAGAAGCTGCAAACGCTGGCGGGTCTGCCTCCGGTCGCGTGGGAAGGCTATCCGTACGAGCCAGTCATTGGCACGACGTACTTCCGCGAGACACTCAACTTTCAGGATAGCCAGTTGACCTCCTTAGGGCGGTTCGGACGTCTAAAGCACGAAGGCGTGTGGATGGTCGATGTCTACACTCCCGGTGGAAAAGGCACGGCGCTGGCAGACGACTGGGCCGACAAGCTCACCACATTGTTCGCGGCTGGCGTGACCATGACCAAAACCGGCACTACGGTAAGGATCACGCGAGCTTTTGCTGGTCCGGCGCAGCATCCAGTGAACTGGGTTATGCGACCGTGCATGATCGACTGGTTCACAGAGTCTACCAATCCCGTCTGACGGAGAAACACCATGCCTGTCGCAACAACAAATCGCACACAGCTTGCCTACATCGCGGAAACGGCGTGGGGCACGACGCCGGGTACCGGTTCGATGCAGATCGTCCGGTACACTGGCGAGTCGCTCGACAACAACTACGGGTTTACCGAGTCGGCCGAAATTATTGCTGACCGCATGACCACGGACATGGTGCGCGTGTCGGGTCAGGCGGCTGGCGAAGTCAACTACGAGCTGTCGTACGGGATGTTTGATCCGTGGATTGAGGCGGCGCTCGGCGGGACGTGGACGACCAACGTCGTGAAGACCGGCGCCACGGCGAAGTCGTTCACCATCGAAAAGCAGTTCCTCGACATCACCCAGTTCTTGGCCTTTACCGGCCAGCGCGTCGATTCGTGGCGCATGGAACTGCGGCAGGGCCAGATTGCGTCTGGCTCGTTCGGTTTTGTCGGCAAGGCGTCAAACGCCATGTCTGCCACGACCGTTCGCACGGGAACGACGGCGGCAACGACCGACACGGTAATGGCTCCGGTGGACTCCATTCAGGTGCTGACGGAAGGCGGCTCGGCAATTGCCGGTTGCTCGGGGCTGACGTTTAACCTGTCGAACTCGCTCCGGACGCTGGCGGTCATCAACAGCATCGACCCCATCGAAGTAAACGCTGGCCGTCAGCGCATTACGGGGACGATGGACATGTATTTTCAGGACGCGACCGCGTTTGCCAAGTTCCGCAACCAGACGGAAACCGCCATCATTGCGAAGATTGGCGGCGCGGCGTCGAAGAACTACAATCTCAACTTCCCGCGCGTGAAGTTCACCAAGGCTTCTATCGTTGCAGGTGGCGGCGATCAGGACATGATGGTGTCCTTTGAGTGGACGGCGCTGCGCCATGCTGCAAGCAGCACGCTCCTTGAAGTAACCCGTACGCCGTAACCCAGATATGTGAGGCTGCGGTACCGCAAGGCCGCAG